ATTAATCTTTAGAGAATTAATCTTTAGAGAATTAATCTTGAGAGAATTAATCTAAACTTGCTTTTTTTTGAAACCCAATTAAATAAATAAAACTTTTTTTTTATAACGAAATAAATTTTAATATTAAAAGCGAAGCATCATTAATGTTATTCAAATCCCCATTCCAAACAAAATCATTGTATAAAAGCAAAATCTTTTCTTCCTCTTCAGATTTTTTCGCTTCTTCAATTATTTCATTTTTAACTCTATCTTGTTCTTTTTTTTGGTACAATTCTCTTTGTGATTCTAGAGTTTTATTAGCTTCATCTATTTGAATTTTTTTCTGGTTTTCACAATCTATTAACTTTTTATTTTGCTTTTTATTATTTATTAGCAAATTTCTATTATCCGAAAGGTATTTTTTATTAGTCTCATTTAAAGTCAATACCTCTTCCTCAAAAACACCTTTTTGTTGTTCTACCTGTTTTTTGCAGTCTTTTTCTTTTTTATCAATAATAGCTTTTTCTTCCAAACATTCCGTATTAATTTTACTCAAATTTTGTAATTCGTTTTTTAATTCGGTATCAGCATTTTTTAATTTTATAGTTTCCAACTGGATATTTTCGATTTGAGGTATTAGTTTTCTATTCCCTGTAGATTCATTTTTTAAATATTTATTTTCTGTTTCCAAAATTTCGATTCTATTTTTATGTTCGATCAAGATATTGAAAAAGCTTTTTACTATTGTCGAAAAATAATCATTAAGTGAAATATTTTGCATTTTAAATACTGTTATAAAAAAACAAATTAAGATGAAAAAATTTATTTTCCTCCATACAAAAATTGCAATTTTGTATCTATTCTAGAAATCCTATTTTCATAATTCGACATTGATACTTGCCATACTTTTACTACTCCTTCATCCAAGACTCCTTCCATCCACATTTCACCCATTAATTTTTTCTTTTGTTCCCAAATTTCTTTTGCAGTATTTAATTTGTGCACAATTGTTTTCACATTAATATGTTGTCTCTCAGCATGATATTGAAGACTTTTTTGATATTCGCTCAATTCATCATCATCAAATAATCCACCTTTTACGATATCTTCATATTTGATTTTCATTTTTTCGATCTTTTGCAAATCTCCTTTTATTGATTCGAATATTCTCTCTGCTTCGTCTAAATGTTTCTTTAAAGGAGACAAAGATTGAATTTCCAAAACGCTTACATCTACATCTCTCAAAGTAATTTCTTCTTCTATTTCTCCCTCTTCTCCTTCTTCTATTTCTCCCTCCGAATATTCTTCTTCTTCATCTGATGTGTTTTTCTTTTCTATATTTTTAGATTTCTCTTGTTTATGTTTGCCCATATTAAAAGTCGACAACTATGAAACAGCAACTATAAATTCTACATAAAATAACCGGATAAATTAATTCTGCAGGAAGCATTAATTCTGCAGGAAGCATTAATTCTGCAGGAAGCATTAATTCTGTTTATTAGTTTTTAATTGTCTTACTCTCATAGTATTGAATACAGTATGTATATCTTTGATAGATAATACTTTTTCAGAATAAATATCATAAAATGAATTTTCTTGATTATTCTTTTTTTCCTGGATTTTTAAAACTTCTTCTTCAATTGATCCTTTTATTAATAATCTTTGAACTGTTACGGGTTTCTTTTGACCTATTCTATGTACTCTGTCAAATGCTTGTAATTCAACAGCACTATTCCACCAAGCATCTACTAGTAGTAAATAATTTGCAGCTACTAAATTTAATCCTACACCACCAGCTTTTAATGAAGTAAGAATAACTTGATAAGATGGATCGGTATGAAAAATTTCAATGATCTTTTTTCTCATTTCTGTCTTTTGAACTCTACCATCGAATCTCAGTATTTTCACGAAAGATTTAATCAATACTATTTCTATCAAATCCAACATTGTAGTAAATTGAGTAAAAATTACTATTTTAGCTCCAGGTTCCTTTTTGAAAACTTGTTGAACAAAATCACGAATATAAATTAATTTGGAAGAATATTCAAAATATTCAGCATATTTTGCTATATTTTCTTCTTTATCGAGATTTGAAATTTTATCTGGCAAATCATTATAAATCTTTTTCGATTTAGAAGGATTATCATCGCCTTTTTTTAAATTATTGTCGAGATTTGAAATGTTGTCTGGTAAACCGTTTTTATTGCAAACTTTTCCCTTTTTTGGTTTGGAAGAATCATGATTGTCTTTTTTTCTTAAATTCTTTTTCTGATCCAAAGAATCATCGTAATCAATAAAATTAAATTCTTCTTCATTATCGCTTTCTTCTTTTTTCTTTGAAAGAAAATCTTTAATTCCATATTTTAATTTTACGATTTCCAACATTTTGGATGTAAAAGAATAACCTTCTTGTAATAAAATATCATCACAAGCTTGTCGAAGCCTTACAAGTACAAGTAGAATTTTTTGATATTTTTGATTCAATGTCTGAGTAGAAACAAGTTCATCATAAACAGTTTGTGCCCAATTTTCCAATTTTGAATAATTTATTTTTTCGTGTTCTGTCAAATCCAACCAAATATCAGTTTGAGTTATTAAAGGAAGAGGAAGCATTTCCTTTGTTCTTCTCAATAAGAATAAACTCTTCCAACGAGATTCTTGTAATGAACTTCCATAATTAAGTGGAAAACAAGGTGTACACAATTGAGATAGACGTCTAATATCATCTGGATAATTAACAATTGGAGTACCGGTTATGCACCATTTTGCACATGCTACTAATGCTTTTAGAGCATGAAATGTATTCGTTTTTGGATTTCTAGCTATATGAGCTTCATCGAGTAGAATTCGTTGCCATATGATTTTGAAAAGAGGACTGTCATGACCCTCGTAATCTTTTTGAACCGTTTCGTAATTTGTAATTATTATTAGTGGTCTTATTCCTCTTTCGATCATAAATTCATACTTTTGAAAACGTTTTGCACCATGATAAATTAGACAATATTTTTCAGGATATTTGAATTTATCAATCAATTCGCTTCTCCATTGATGAATCAGAGTTAGAGTGGTTACTATTAATGTAGGAAGAATTGGAATTTTTTCAAATAAAGGTTGTCCAGATTCAAAATAATCATAACATGTTATCCCGAGAGCATCCATTGTTTTTCCTAGACCCATTACATCTCCTAAAATTCCTCCAACATGTTGTTCGTTCTTTTTGCTTTTCTCGATCCAATACATCCATCGTATTGCTTCGATTTGAATATCGTAAAATTTTATTGAACACTTTTCACAATATTCGATTTCATTTGGTATAGGATTTTTACGGGAATCCTGAGAATCTTTTAATTTACAAGATCCCAAAGGTTTAAATGATATCATCATATTATCATGTTCAGATTTATTATTTTTTTTTCGGCTTCTTTTCTTCTTCTTTCTAGGATCTTCGGCAAGATGTTGGGCTAAAGCATCAGCAGTTACTGCATATTTTTTAAAGGTATTCTTTAGATTCTGGTAATGTTCCATAGCAAACTATAAATAGACAAGGTTTGGCCAAATAATTTATAAACGTAATAGAAATTTAATCCTTTATTTAAAATAGTATTTGACGTAAAAATGAATGATTTTAGTAAATTAGACATTGATCAATTTCGTAAAGAAAAAGAATCTGGAGCAGAAGTCGATCATAATGGAACTCATTTTTATAAATGTTCTCCTGGAAGTTTTGGTCGTTTTATAAAAGATTGGCAAGATAATAAATTCAAGAATCAAGAATCGAATCAAAAGCTTTCTTTTCCAAAACCAAGAGATAATTCTGGAAAAACTAATCAAAATAGATACATAAAGACAATGAATAGTGCTGAAGAAAAGACGAAATCATTTATTCTAGATCCAATTCGCGAAACAGATCATATGGGACCACTTTTCATACAACAAATTCAAAAAGCTTTACTTGAAAAAATGAAATTTATGCCATTGTTTGTGATTAGAGCAATGTATGCTTTTAGCGATGAAAAATTTATAAATTTTATTATTGAAAAATCAGATACAAGAGATATTATACAAATGGAAATTATAAAAACAAATTCAAAACTTATCAATATCTTTGTAGAATGTTTTTCAAAAATTGCAGAAAAAATAGTTGAAAAATACCACAGATTAGTCAAAATGGCACGAGATATCAGTAGAATGAATCCAGAAGATTTAAGAATAAATAATATTCATAATATATCCTTTCCAATTTCTTCCGAACAGAGACATTTGGTTTATAAAGATGAATTAGAAATACAAATAATTTCAGATTCAATCGATCAGATCATAATTATTTTGAAAAAGCGAAAAACAGAAATCGAAACAGAACTTTTAAAATTAAATTCACATATTCATCCAAAACCAATAGGAGGAACTTTTTTAATTAAACAACTTTACGAAAATAAACCAAAAAAATATAGAGTTTGTGCAAAAATGTTACAAGCAAATGAAGATCCGAGTAGAATATTTGGTTATGATCCAGAAGCTTATGAAGTATACAAAAGAATGAATCCAGAACAATCTTTTAAGTATTTATTACCAAAACGTTCTAGAGATAGATTATTAAGATAATAATTGTTAAAATAAATAATTTATAAATATCGCGTTTAATTTTATGGTAATAAATGCAATATAAACCCAGTTTCCCCCCTTATTGATTAATCCATGTCTGAATTAAAATCAAGTTCTATAGAAAATGAAGAAATGATATTTACTCCAACCGCCAAAGAAGAAGACCTAGAACAGCAAAACGATGATATTCTAAATCCAAAAAGAAAGCTGGAAGATTCCAAAGAAACAGCAGTTAAAAAACAAAAGAAAATCCTTACTTATATACCTTGGGAATATTTAACACCAAGCGTTTTAAAAGCATGTGTAAGAGGAGGAGATCCTTATGTTCCTTCTGGAAAAGCAGCCATGACAAAAATCATGTTTGATTATACCAAATTTGCTACTCTTTGTCCATCGTGTCCTGAAATTAGACCCAAAAAAAACAAAGTATTGTATACCAATCATCCATTTTTGAAATCATCCTTTGGTTATTCTCCTTATCTAGGAGAAGATGGAAAAGTTGCTAATCAACTTCGATTCGAATTTGATGATTATATATCAAATGAATCTAGAAGATTCAAGGGTGAAATGACAAAGAGCGAACTAGAAGAAAGAGAAAGAAAACTCGGAGGTAAATATTATAATTATTAAAATTTATTCTAGAATCATTCACCAAATACGATGAAGATAATGATGAATTCTTGACCAAGTCCGATTTTTCCAAATTTCTTTCTGCTAATCTCAAGTTTAAGACTAGTGATCCTATCAAAAATTTAGCAGGAAAAATCTGCAATGATGTAAATGCTCTTTGCGAAGAATTATTTACAATGGTTGATAAAAATCAAGATAACAAAATCAATTTTGAAGAATTTACTGATGCTATTTTGAAAATACCAGAATTAGTGAAAGCATTGCAAATCCAAGAAATTTATGGAGTGAAAGCATGGGATGAATCATTTATATCTTTGATATATGCAAATATAGAAAAATGGTCTACAAGTATTAAAGTTCTCGGAAAACTAGTAGATAAAGGAGAAACCGTTACATGGAAAGATGTAGCAAGAAAATGGAAACCTATAGTTAGAGAACCTCAAAAATCTAGTTTTTCCGAATATATTCAATTCAAATTAATAACTCAATACGAAAATCCAAAACTAAATATCAAAGAAGATCCTTATACTGCTATTATTAAAGTATGGGATATTAATGATAAACTGCTAGTAAATAAATTAACCCAGAAAAATTCTACTGATTATGATGGAGATGATGGAAAATTGATCTTTGATAATGGTATGTATGGATCAGGAGTCTTCTGTGTAGAGCATATAAATTATACTCAAGAATCTTATGGACTTACCTTTATAGAAGAGAATGTAAAGGTAGCACTCAGAGATGAAATCCAACCATTCAATATGGAAGAAGAAAATGATGACGAACAATGTCCAATTTAAAAATACGTTTTTTTCCAATAAAATGGATTTTAATTTAATTGTTGTTTAAAATTTATCAGATCCATAATTTTTATTACGATATCATACAAGTTTATTAAATAATCCTAAAACCAAATTAAATGGCTTATCCAATTAATGATTTCGATCCAATTAATGATTTCGAACAATTACTATCCCAAACAGATGTTGAATGGATTGGATTTTTATTTCTTGAAGAAAATATTATTGCAAAATGCTTCTGTCGTACCAACTCTAAATGGATGGGTTTTGAAAAACAGAATGCAACTGATGAAACTTACAATTCAAATGCTTGGATTGAATTATGTTATCCCGATGATGCAAATTGCTATTGGCCAAAAGTTACCTATTATGGATTTAATTTCGATGTTGGATATGAATTCTCTTCAAATGATCTTTTGGAATTATTTCAAACATCGAAAAAAAAGCTAATAATGGTTTATTATGAGAAATTTTTAACTGAACGAAATTCTGTATATCCTGAAGTATTACTATCTTTGGAAGATAATATGTGGCAGAATATATTTCAACAACAAGATAAAATAAGCAAGTGGTTAAATATTTGATAACAAACAATTTTGTAATTTCAAATAAAGATATAATTACGCCATTTTAGTCGCAAATTATATTGTTCAACATATCAAATTTTTTTTCCATCATTAAATTATATTTTTGCAATTAAAATGGAAAAAAATAAAAGGATTTTAAATTGTTTTTATTGTTTGGAAAACTTGAAAGCAGTTGATGTAAAATGGATAAAATTTGACTCTAGAATGTTAATTAGAAAACAAGATGGTTCACTTTACGGAACGATTCCATCGTGGTCAGAATCAATAGTATCTACTTGCACAAAATGTATTGAAAGAAGAAAAATATAATTTATACGAATTCAACCATCGTTACAAATAATTCAGGAACTGAATTTTGAGAAATTATAAAACCACTAATCCAAGTTTGACCTGGATTTAATCCTACTCCTTCAAGCCATTGAGGAAACGTGATTACGCTTTTTAATTTTAAACTCCATTTATCTATTGGATTCATATTATTAGATTCTAGTTGCACAAATAGCAACTTTTTAGTTGGATGAATATTTGTTACTTTTAATTCGTATAATTTTGTCACTTGACCATATTCTTTCCAACTATCTGTTTCACGTAATTTAACCCTAACATTTGATATATTATTTGTAGGAATACCAGTAGTTGATGCTGGTTGAGAAGTAACATCTGTATTTTGATCAAATGTTGTAGCTTGT